CCTCTATTTAAGATGGCTAATTACCGTGTTGAGCCAGCGTCTGAGTCACCAGATACAACATCCGTTGTATTTTTCCCAATCAAATCTAATGCTAGAAGATCTGAAAAGGATGTTACTATATTTGAAAAGATGTCAATTGCTGCAGTAGCGCAAAGATACTGGTCTGATAACTCGGTATCCGTAACCATCTCTTTTGATTCTGATACGGAAAAGGATTACATCTCAACAGTTCTTCACATGTATGACGGTCAACTTAAGACGGTATCCTTTCTTCCTCAAGGGAACTTTACATACCCGCAAATGCCTTATACTCAGATGAGCAAAGAGGACTACGAATCAGAAACGGTAAATCTATTCCCAATTGACTTCGCTGGCGTATACGCAGGAATGGCATCTGATGCAATTGGCGAAAACTACTGCAGTACAGATTCTTGCGAAATCAAACTTATCAAAGACAATTATTCTAAATAATCGAACAATTGTGTACGAAGAGTGTAGATAAATTAATAAAAGTAATGTAGAATTGTACTACGATGAGTTCAGATATGATTAAAAGCAAGAAAATTTGGGTTCCTGAAAGAACCTATGGTGTATGCATTTGGATTAAGGAAGATGGCTTAGCCTTGACTGATGGTGATGGTGTTTTGTGCGCTGAAGGTCTTGTCAATGATAAAGATGTTGAGAGAAAAGTCGCTGAGGCTGCAAAATACTGGACAGGTACATCCGCAGGTCATTGTAAATGGGTTCCTGGCGCTAGAAAAGTCTCTGCTTCTGAAAGGGATGACCAAGCAGAAAGACTTGCAAACGGATTAGTTGCAGACCCATACGAAGATCTGCTTGATGAATACTTTAGGAGATAATCTGTGGAAAATAAAATGACATATGTAAATAATGAGTCTCAAGAAGAAGTTGATGATATTTCTTATATTGGAAACTTCCCAAAAGAAGAAACAATTGATCCGTTTTCTGAAATCAGAATAGACAGTCTTTCTTTAAAAATGAAAAGGAAGGCTCAAAGACTTCAAAAAAAACAAGAAGGTGAAGATGGGACAAAATCAAAGTACATCGACCCTGAAGTTATAAATGGGTATTCTCTATGGGATATTGTGAATCCTCCATATGATCTAGATAATCTTGCAAGACTTTATGACCAAAGCGCTATTCATTATGCATCAATAAATGCAAGAGTTATGAATACAGTTGGCTTGGGTTATGAATTTACAGAGACATTGAAGGCAAGAAGAAGAATTGAAAAGGCGCAGGATGATCCTGCAAAACTGGAGCGTGTCAGAAAAAATAGCCAAGATTTACGTGAGGAGCTTGATGAACTGTTTGAAAGCTTTAACATTGAAGAAACACTTGTTGAAACTTTGGTTCGTGTTTGGCAAGATTGTTTAACAGTCGGTAATGGTTATTTGGAAATTGGAAGAAATAATTCGGGGAAGATCGGCTATATCGGCCATGTTCCAGCAACAATGATTCGTGTAAGAAGAAAGAGGGATGGTTATGTTCAACTATCAAGAGCTAGCAAGATTCAGGCAGTGTTCTTTAGAAACTTTGAGGACTTGGAGATGGCTGACCCAATCAATGCAGACCCATCACCTAATGAACTAATTCATTTCAAAATGTATTCACCAAACAATAACTATTATGGAATCCCAGCTGCTGTTTCTGCTGCTGCTGCAATTATTGGTGATAAGTTCGCTAAAGAGTACAACATTGATTATTTTGAAAATAAAGCCATTCCTAGATATGCCATCATTCTTAAAGGCGCAAAACTCAGTAATAAGTCAAAAATGGAATTGGTTAATTATTTTAGAACAGAAGTTAAAGGGCGCAATCATGGCACCCTTGTTGTACCTTTGCCTGCCGGTATTGGTAGTGAGGCAGATATTAAGTTTGAAAAACTTGAAGCAGGTATTCAAGATGCATCTTTCGATAAGTATAGAAAATCAAACCGTGATGAAATCCTTATCGCAAACAGAGTTCCGGCACCAAAAGTCGGAGTCTATGATAATGCCAACTTAGCTGTTTCAAGAGATGCTGATAAAACTTTTAAGATTCAAGTAATTGGTCCAGATCAATCTATTATTGAAAAAAAATTAAATAGAATTGTTGCTGAGTTCACTGATTTGCTTCAATTTAAGTTGAAAAGAATTGACCTATTGGATGAAGATATGGAATCAAAGATTCACGATAGATATCTCAGAACAGAAGTCATTACACCGAATGAGGTTAGAACAAGAATTGGTCTCCCAGAGAAATCTGATGGTGATGATGTTTTGCCATATCCTACGAAGGTTAACAAAGAAGGTGCTGGTGCACCAGTTGGTAATTCCAACAATGCATCATCAAATCCTCCTAAATCTAGAACAGATTCTGGAGCGGTTCCAACGGGTTCAAGAGAATCCGGCGACCAAGCCGAAAGAGGCGAAAATCAAGATTCTGGTGAAAACCCAGAATCATAAAAGGAGAATTAAATGAGTTACGGAAGTATAGTATATTCAGATACAGCAGTCACAAGCACTGATGGAGTGATTTCAACAAACAGTCACACACATTTTATTAATTTTTTCAATACAAATGAGTCAACAAATGCTATTGTTAAATTAAATGGTGGACCAAGAGAAGTTCTTATCCCTGCTGGTAAAAACTATGTTGAGATTAAAGGTGATTACACATCTTTTCAAGTTTTAACAGCTGGAGTCACGCTGTCAGTTTTTGCAATTGGCTAGTTATATACATAATCGTATATAATATAAAGTTACGAGGTCTTTATGAATAATTTTAATTTATCTTTCCCTATTGATATGATCAAAAAGGAAGAAAGAATTGTTAGTGGAATTGCTACTGCTGACAACATTGACAAGTCGGGAGACATCGTTGAATTCGATGCTTCCCTTGAGGCTTTTAAGAGCTGGGGTGGAAACATTAGAGAAATGCATGCCCCAATTGCAGTCGGTAAGGCTATTAGTTATGAACCTGTCAAGGTTCAATCAGAAGATGGCACTGAGTATAATGCCATCAAGGTAAGCGCATACATCTCCAAAGGTGCAGAAAGCACATGGGAAAAAATTCTTGACGGAACACTTAAAGCCTTTTCAATTGGCGGGAAGGTTGTTGAGAAGGCGGAATCTACAGAAAAAATGTTTAGAGGTAGACCGGTTAATATTATTAAGAAGTACGTGCTAGGTGAATTGAGCCTTGTTGATAATCCAGCAAACGCCCTTGCCATTGTTGATATTGTAAAAATGAATAGCGATGGAATTCTTGATTATGTTCTTGAAGAGATGGAGAAGGCAAAGCAACCATTGAAGGATCCTAAAGGTGGACTTACTGCTGCAGGCAGAAGGCACTTTAAGCAAACAGAAGGTGCCAATCTAAAGCCCGGAGTTCGTGGTGCAGCTGACACGCCAGAGAAGATGCGTAGAAAAGGTTCGTTTTTAACCCGCTTCTTTACAAACCCATCAGGTCCAATGAAAGACGATAAGGGTAGACCAACAAGACTTGCTCTTTCTGCTGCTGCTTGGGGAGAGCCTGTACCGCAGGATAGATCCGATGCTGCTGCTCTTGCTGCTAAAGGCCGCAGACTGCTTGAAAGATATGCAAAGGTTAAAAACAAGAGCGTTGATGAGATTCTTGAAGAGGATGATGACATCCTTAGCAAAGAGATGGAATTCTTCATGTCAGATGAATATGAAGACATGATTAAGCAGGGGACTGTGACGACAACCGGTATGGGTTCTGGAATTAAGAATCCAACTCAAGGGAGTTTTAAAACTCCAACAATTCCAAATTATGGTAAGAAAAAACCAAAAAAACAAAAGGAGTCAGATGACATGAAAAATAAATCAGATGATGCACTAGATTTTCTTAAAGAGCAAGACAATTTATTGCAAAATGATGTAAACTATGATAAGGTCTTTAACATGAATGAACAAGAGATAAATAAGCTTTCGCTTCTTAAGCGTGTAGTTAATTGGCTTGTTCCAGATGTTCAAGAAAATGCTTCAACAGAAGTTGAAGTAACTGAAAACACACAGGAGGAAGAAATGGATATTGAAATCCTTAAAGAAGCCCTCAGTGCTGTGGTTGACGAAAAACTGGATACCTTCGCTACTTCAATTAAAGAAGAGATTGAAGCAACTGTCCAAGAAAAAATCGACACCATCACAAAGGGATTTGAAGCCAACACCGTTGAGCTTCAAGAAAAACTAGAAGCTGCAGAAAAAACTCTCGCTGAAACAGAAGAGCAGGTTAGCAAATTTGCTACCGCTGGAGCTATCAAAAAAAGCGTTGATCCGGAAGAAGAAGAAGAGGATGAGACAATCACCAAATCAGACTCTATCTGGGAAAACGTCTATCTGCCACAGGGCGTTATCAGCGCACTTGGTTACAAGTCATAAGTAGGAGGAAAAATTATATGGCATCACAAGAAGAAATTCTTTCAAAAGCTAATGAAGTAACAACTGGTGTTGTTGGCAACGATTCTGGTGGTTTGATGAAACCAGCCCAGTCAAATCGTTTCCTTGACTTCGTTATCGATCAATCTGTACTTATGCAGAACGCAAGAGTCGTTCGCATGCGTACACCACAAATGGAAATCGACAAGATCTCCGTTGGCACTCGCTTGCTTTCAAAGGCAACCGAGGCAACAGATGATGGCACAAATGCTGCTGTCACATTCAGCAAAGTTTCGCTGAGCACTGTTAAATTGCGCCTTGACTGGGCAGTTTCGACAGAATCACTTGAGGATAACATCGAAGGAACTTCTCTTGAAGATCACATCGCACAGATCATGGCTCGTCAAACAGCCAACGATCTTGACGATTTGTTCATCAATGGCAACACTTCTTCAAGCAATGGTCTTCTCAAGGCTCTTGATGGATTTATCAAGTTGGCTAGAGCATCTGGCAATGTTGTTGACGAAGGCGGTAACGCTGTGTCAAGAGCAACATACGACAGAATTCTTCGCAACTTGCCAACCAAGTACCTGCAGCGCAGAAACGAGTTGAGATTCTTCTCTGGCTCTGGAGTGGTTCAAGACACGATCTACAGCCTTGGAAATCCAAACTCGGCAACTGCTGCAACCGCAGGCGCACCATCACCTGGTTCAGTAACTGGCGACATTGCTTTCCTTCAGGGCGCAATGCGTGGTAATGGCGGTGTAGGTTCGACAGGTATTTCACCATTCGGTATTCCTTTGGTAGAGGTTCCACTCATGCCAGAGGCTGCGGCTGGAGATTACTCCGGTCAGTCAGGATCACATGGTCATATTGAATTGACATTCCCGAACAACCGTGTTATCGGTATCCACCGTGACATCACTGTTTACCGTCAGTTCAAGCCAAAGACAGACACAATTGAATATACTCAGTTCATGAGAGTTGCAAGCAACATTGAAAATGCTGATTCATACGTAATCGGTAAGAATGTTAAATTGCGTTCACTCTAATTTTTGAGTAAAACCTAGCAAGATGGAGGGGTGAAATATCCCCTCCATTTCGCATTTTTTGAGGAAGTATGGTAATCTATTAACTATGAGTGATAATGTTATTAAATCAACAGATATTAACAAGCAGGAATCAAAGCCAGCAAAAAAGGCACCTGCAAAAAAAGCCGCTGCTGTTAAAAAACCAAAAGAAGAAAAAGTCGCAGAAGATGTTGTGTCGGATAGTGCTAGTCCAAAAGATGGCTATCAAATTATCGTGTTTGAAAGTGGTTCTTCTTATGTCGCAAACGGAATTCGATTTACAAGAGAAAATCATATTCAAGAAATTCCAGTCGCTGAAGCAAATTTATTGCTAAGCTTGGAGAACTTTAGACTTCCTGACCAGTTCGAAGTTGAAGAGTATCTCAACTCAAAGGAGGATTGATTATGGCAAACCTAAGTAATTATCTTGAGAACAAGGTTCTTGATCATATACTTGGAACAACTTCTTATACAATGCCAACGGTTTTTTTGGCTTTATACACTGTCGCACCAACGGATAGCACTTCTGGGACAGAGGTTTCCGGAGGGAGTTACTCTAGAAAAGCTGTAGCATTTAGCGCCGCTTCGTCTGGAGCTGCAACAAACTCTGCCAATATTGACTTTGCGGGAATGCCAACAGCCACTGTTGTCGCTGTTGCTGTGTGTGATGCATCAACTTCAGGGAATATTCTTATTTACGGTTCTTTGGCATCAAATAGATCTGTCACAAATGGAGATACTCTAAGAATATCTTCCGGTGATTTAAGCATTTCTATTAACTAGGAGGTTTCATGGCTGAAAGAGATT